CAACACAAGGTTCTATTGTTGTAAATGTAATGAAAACAATGTCTTATGGGTATTATCTAATAAATGGTAGTATTAAAGCACCATATAATCCAAATCAACTAAATAATGATGTTAGATATTTTGTCAAGAAAAGTGGAACTTGGGCTTGGCATACTGCAGACGAATTAGTTGTTGGAGATTATTTATTAGACCCTGACGGAAACGAAACTGAAATAACTTCAATAACCGAAAACTCAGGTGATACCACTTGGTATGCACTTGACGTTGAGGACATTGATACTTACTTCCAATCAAACATATTGGTCCACAATATTCCACCAAAGTGTTTTGTAGCAGGAACACCAATCACAATGGGTGACGGAACAACAAAATCTATTGAATTGGTAGAAGTAGGAGATGAAATACATAACTACGATTTTGATAGTAAAGAAATTAAAGTAGGAAAAGTATTATCTATTGAAACACCAACTCACGCTGACATAGTAGAAATAAGTTTTGGTGACAAGAAGACAAAGAATACATTTGACCACCCGTATTGGGTAGTTGGAAAAGGTTGGTCATCTTATAAACCACAATGGACAGAAAAACGATATGATATTAAAACCAAACAATTAGAAGTTGGAGATAAATGTTTAGAACTTCAGAGCGAAAAACTTGTAGAGATTGAGATTACTGATTTACAAGAGGATATAAATCCAGTCCAAACATATTCATTAGAGGTTGAGACACACCACAACTATTTTGCGAATGATGTATTGGTTCACAATAAGTTTTGCTTTATGCCAGACCAAGTAATTAATATGGGTGAAGGTAATTACAAAAGAATTGATGAGATAGAATTGGGAGAGAGTGTATTGGTTTTTGATGAGGAAAATGACGAGTTTAAAGAAGGTAAAGTTAATTCTATTATGAAAAAACTACACGAAGATTGTTATGAAATGCATTTAGAAAGTGGACAAACACTAAAACCAACAGGCAATCATCCATTTTTAATTAAAGGTAGAGGTTGGTCAACGATAGACGGACACAATCCAAATCACGCAGGTGGTGACGGAAAGGTTGATGTTGGTGATTATGTTAGAGATTTAGATGGTTGGGTTATGATTGACTCAATAAAAAAAATTGAGGGTGAACACATAACTTATAATTTACTAAATCAAGATTACGGAACGATAGTTGCACACGACATTGTATCACACAATTCGGGACCTGGTGATAGTTGTTTTGTAATAGGAACACTAATAACTATGTCTGACGGAACATACAAAAAAATTGAAGATATCGTAATTGGAGATGAAGTTAAGTCATTTGATATAGAAAATGGTAAATTTATAAACTCAATTGTAGAAAAAATACACTCACCTATCCACGATAATATCGTAGAATATGTTTTTGAAAATGATAATAAATTAAAAGGAACTGATGACCACCCTATTTGGATAAAAGAAAAAGGTTGGTGTTCATCTAATCCTGAAAAGACACTTAGTAGCTATAACATTGAAGTTAACAGAATAGAATTGGGTGATAAAGTTTTAAGTGATGAATTTAGTTATAATAAATTGGTTGAGATAAGACACACAAATGAAAAATTACAGACTTATAATATTGAAAAGTTAAGTAATAATGACACTTATTTTGCCGGTAAGGTTTTAGTTCATAATGAGTTTGGTAGAAAATAAAGATTTTAAATGGTTTTTGGTTAGAGATAACTTTTTATCAAAAGAAGAGTGTGATAGCCAAATAGACTTTGCAAACAAAAAATGTGAATCTGATGATTTTGTTTGGGGAACTTATCGTAATTGTAAAAATGTTGTAACACAAGATAAAAAAATCTTAGATAAAATATGGAAAGTAGCAAAACTATCTAATACATTATCTTTCAAATTTGATATTGATAGTATACAACACTCTTGTATAAAGTTATATCCGATAGAAAATTTCAAGGATATAAATTCTCGTTTAGGAGCAGGAACACTATTTCATTCAGATTATGCAGCAGGAGACGGAAAGGTTGTAAATACTTGCACCAAATTGTCGTGTGTTATATTTCTGAATGACGACTTTGAGGGTGGTGGATTACAAATTTGGGAAACGAAGTTAGAGGCAAAAAAGGGTAGAATAGTTATATTTCCAGCATTTGCAGCCCATAGAGTTTTAGAGTTTGATAACGAAGATAGATACACTATGATAACATTCATAAAAGGAAATACATTTAAATGAAACTAAATAACGATTTCAAGTATTCAATACAGATACCTAAATTTTTAACACACGAAAAGTGTGATGAATTGATAGAACAAATAACCACAACAGAAGAAGTTGTAACAGGTGGAGTTGGTGGTGAGTGTGGTGAAGCAGCAATCATACCAGAGATACGAGTTACTGAGGAGTGGTATTTATTTGACCAACCAGACAATAGACTTAGACCAGACAAATGTAATAAAGATTGGAAGTGGTTACAGGACAAAATACATCAAGTGGTAAAGATAGTTAATCAAGGTGTATTTCACTTTGATATTGAGGGAGCAGATGACGAATTAAAACTTATCAAGTATCACCAAGGTGGATTTTATGGTTGGCATACAGACTTCAATGCCGGTAGTTGTTCTAATAGAAAACTTGTGGCAATCGTCCAATTAACAGACCCAAGTGAATACGAGGGTGGTGAAGTTCAATTTGGTGTCCAAGATAAACACACGAAAGAATGGTATACAATGAACCAATTAAAAGGTTCGTTGACTATCTTTCCAACATTTTTATCTCACAATGTAACACCAGTTACAAAGGGAACAAGATATGTTTTACAAGAGTTATTCATAGGAGACCATTTCAGGTGATAGAAAATTTAACACAAAAGAAAAACTTTAAGTTTGTGGTTCATAAAGACGACTTCTTAACTGAAAAAAGATGTGATGAATTATTGGAAATGTTTGATAATTCAGAACAACACAAAGCTACGGTGGCAGGAACTTACAAAGGAAATGGTGCTGATGTTGTAAATGAAAATGTTCGTAAAGTTCAAGAGGTTAGATTCTCTGAAGACATCATATTATCAGACGGATTTAATCTAAACAAAAATATAAATATGGCTTGTGAAATGGCAAATAGATTATTTTTTAATTTTGATATCTCAAACCAACTTTCTAATATTCGTATGTTGAGGTATGAAGACACGGGTAAATATGACTGGCACTTGGACATTGGAAATGAAGAAACATCAGTTCGTAAAATTACAGCAATCGTCCAACTATCAGATGAAAATGATTATGAGGGTGGAAACTTTGAGTTCAGCATGACTGATGAAACAGGTGAAAAAACAGCAGTCGGTAGTAGAAAGAAAGGAAGTTTAATATTATTTCCATCATACTTAGGACACCGAGTATCACCACTAACGAGTGGAGTAAGGAGTTCGGTTTTAACTTGGATGTTGGGTAATGCATTTAAATAAAGTATTAGTATTGGGTTGTAGTCGTAGTGGAACAACTGAGTTTTGTAAAACACTACAAGAAATTTCATCAAAGAAATTCTTCTGGGAACCTGAACTCGATAAACATAATAAAATAATTAGAACTCTCGGTTATGAGAGATTTTTTGAAAATATTTACAAAGATAAAAATACTTTTGGTATTAAGTTTGGTGTTTATCCATCCACAAAGGGATTTAAAAAAATACTTATAGACTATCACGACATAATATTTTTTTTATCAAGAAGAAATGTTTTTCAACAGGCGCTATCTTTAAATCTCGCTAAAAAAACTGATAAGTGGAGAGCAGTAGATTTTGGGGTAGAAACATTAACAGAGAGAGAAAAACAAGAATATAACAAAATAAGGGTTAGTAAGATTAACATTGAAGATATAAAAAAAGACATTGAGGGAATAAAAAAAACATCAATAGAAATTATAAACTTACTAAAAACCCACGACAACTATAAAATATTATTCTATGAAGACTTATTTGGTTTTTTCTCAGGTGTAAAGTTGAATACTGAGGACAACTATAAAAACATAAAAAACTGGCAAGAACTAAAAACTTTTTATGAGCAGAATAAAGATTTTTGTCATTTTGACTTATAAGTTCTATATTTATTTATATCTAAAAGGTTATTCACTATGAAAACAAAAACACTATTTGACCACATAAAAGAAATTACGAATTCACAGAACCCAAATTATTGGGAAGATATTTCTGATGCGGATAAAAAAACTTGGTCAAATTATATGGTTCATAGATTCCTATCAATGAAACCAGAGTGGATTGAAGTAGTGAATGAAATACAAAGATATTGGGAATTAGAACCAAAATCAGTTTATCAATTCTACACCAATGTAATTCCCAAGAGCAGAACATTTCTCAGATACACAAAATCTAAGAAGAAATCAAAGATAGAAAGTTGGGCTATGGACATATTATGTGATTATTTTCAAGATAGTTCACAAAATATTGAAAAAACACTTGACATTATGGGTAAAGATGTTGTATATTCAATTGTATCCAAATATGGTGTAGATGAAAAGCAACTAAAAAAAATATGGAGTAAATAATGATTAAAGACGCACCAACAAAAGTTATTGATGATGTCGGTCAAGAATATGACCCGACAGAAATACCAAGAGCAACCTTGACCAAAGAAGAACAAGAAATGGTAGACACACAAGATGTCGTAAAATATATGGAAAGAACTTATCCTGAAATGACAGGTGAGTTTCTAAAAATACAATCAGAACAATATGAATTGTTTTGTAGAAAACAATATGATTATGGTCCACAAAATATTGCGGTGGGGACAATTCTAAAAACACCAGAGGATATTAAATTATCATTATTAGGTTTGTGGTTCAGAATGAACGACAAGATAGAAAGAATGAAAACATTATTATTGAGAAACGGAGAGAACTCAGTTGAGGGAGAACCCGTAACGGATAGTTTTTCAGATGTATCAAATTATGGGGTTATGGCACAAGTCGTAGCAAGAGGTAAATGGGCAAAATAAGTTATAGTCAGTTCGCAATGTGGGACAAATGTCCTTATACTTGGAAAGCAAATTATGTGGACAAAGCAGAAACTTTCAAAGGTAATATCTATACCTTGTTCGGTAGTGCTATTCACGAAACTATTCAAGCATATTTAGTATGTTATTATGAACGAACAATCAAAGAGGCAGATGAATTACCACTTCACGATATCTTAGTATATCGTATGAAAGAATTGTTCAAAGAGTCCAAAGATAGATATGGTGATGAGTTCGAAGTATCACAAGAAGAAATGGTTGAGTTCACTAATGACGGATTCAATATCATTGATGAGTTCTTAAAGAGAAAAGGTAATCATTTCAAGAAGAAAGATACTGAGTTAGTCGGTATCGAGATGAACCTAAATTACAAACTACCAAAGGAATTACGATTTGTAGGATTTATGGATGTTGTTCTACACGATAAAAAAACTGGTCGTATGAAAATAATCGATATAAAATCATCTACTATGGGGTGGAACAAATATATGAAAGCTGATAAGAACAAAACTAATCAGTTGTTATTATACAAACACTTTATGGCAAAACAATTAGAGATATCAGAGGATAAAATAGATGTCGAATATTTAATATTAAAGAGAAGATTATATGAAAATATGATGTATCCACAAAGACGATTACAGGCATTTTCACCTGCAAGTGGAAAACCAAGTATCAATAAGGTTATGACAAGACTACAAGAGTTTATGGACGAGTGTTATGATGACAAAGGTAAAATCATCTCACACGACTATGAAAAATGTGAAAAGCACTTAAAGTGCAGAAGTTGTAAGGATTTAGAATGACGGAACCAAGTTTAAGAATTAAAGTAACAGACTTCTTAGCAACAGAGTTTGAGCAAGAAGTATTTCAAGAGTTGATGAAAATCAAACAATTAGATTATTTAAGTGGTGTTCCATTTCCATTATACCTTTGGTATGATAGAGAGACTGAAATGGTAGACTTAAATAAATCACTTTATCACTTATGATATCAGACCAAAGGGAGTGAAACCAGCAAATAAAGATTATATGGAAAACTTTAGATTTGCGTATGAATATGATAATCCAAGAGAAATTATAAATGGATTAAAACATTTCGTAAAAACATATGAGTTCGTTAACAAAGACGAACTAAGCCCGGAACCAATCAGAAAACAAAAAAGAAACGACTAGTGAAAGTAGCAATCATTGGTAGTAGAACTTATAGTAATAAAACAAAAATGAAAAGTTTTATGTTTCGATTAAGAATGGAACACCCAGAAGTAGAAGTTGTGGGTGGTGGTGCGAAAGACGGAGCAGATAAATACGCAAAGAAGTTCGCATTAGAGTTCAAAATACCTTATAGTGAGTTTCCACCACAACACGAACCACATAATATGTATTGTGTAATGGAGGCTTATAATTATGGAAAACCTTACAATGTTGGTTATTATCACAAAAGAAATAAAGACTTGGTTAAATATTCAGACAAAGTGGTGGCATTTGTTAAAGACGGAGAGATTACCAAGGGAACAAGGTCAGCACTAGAATATTGTGAGAAAATTAAAAAAAAGTATGTGATTTTGGATTAGAGTATATATTTATATATATAGAATTATGAAAGAAGAAAAACTAACATCAGTAAAAGTCATTGACGAACTCTACAAGAAATTTAGAGAAAAATCTATCCGAGATGACTTTTCATTACAAAAATTAGTAAACAGGACATTAGATATGTTTGTTTATGATGAGGACTTCCAAAAGAAAGTTTTGGAGTATGATAATTTAGAAAAAAGTGGTTCAAAATATTAAGAGGTTGTAATGCAATTACCAAAATTAACAAAGGTTTCAGAAAATAAAAAGAAAAAAATAATTTTACTATCAGACGATTTGCGTATGTCAAGTGGTGTCGGAACAATGTCAAGAGAAATTGTAATGGGAACTCTTGATGAGTATGATTGGGTCCAGGTTGGTGGAGCAATCAAACACCCAGACAATGGTAAAATTATCGATATGAACGACTCAGTTAGAAAAGAAACTGGTGTCGAAAACGCATCATTAAAAATTTATCCAGTTGACGGGTATGGTAATCCAAACTTATTAAGACATTTGATTAAGCTAGAAAAACCAGATGCGATTATGATTTATACAGACCCAAGATTTTGGGGGTGGTTATACAATATGGAACACGAAATCAGACAACATATTCCTATATTTTATTATAACATATGGGACGACTTACCTTATCCAAGGTGGAACGAACCTTATTATGAGAGTTGTGATTTAATGTTGAATATTTCAAAACAAACACACAATATAGTTCAAAATGTATGTCAGAATAAACCAAGAACAGATTGGGACTCAACCTACATACCACACGGAATAAATGAAAAATACTTTTATCCGGTTGAAAACGAAAAAGAAAAATTAGAGATGAACAAGATGAAGTCAGAATTGTTCCAGGGGAAAGATATAGAATTTTGTTTGTTTTACAATAATAGAAACATCAGAAGAAAGATGACTTCCGATACTATTTTGGCTTTCAAAACATTTGCAGATAAACTACCAAAAGAAAAAAGAGATAAAACTGCATTTGTTTTACACACTCAACCTTCTGATAATAATGGAACCGACCTACCAGCAGTGGTCCAGGAAATGTGTCCAGATTTAAACATTATATTTTCAACACAAAAGTTAGAAAATAAACACTTAAATTATTTATACAACATAGCAGATGTAACAATCAATTTAGCATCCAATGAGGGTTTTGGATTAGGAACTTGTGAAAGTCTAATGTGTGGAACACCAATTGTGGTTAATGTTACGGGTGGACTACAAGACCAATGTGGATTTAAAGTAAATGGAGAATACCTAACTTATAAAGATTACGGAAAGATTGGTTCTCTACACGATTGGAGACTATGGGAAGACAACAAAGCTCTAACTCACGGAGAGTGGGCGAAACCAGTATGGCCTAAGAGTCGTTCATTACAAGGTTCACCACCAACACCATATATTTTTGATGACAGATGTGATTGGTATGAAGCAGCTGATGCTATTGAGTTCTGGTATAATATGACAAAAGAACAAAGAAAAGAGTGTGGATTTAAAGGACACGAGTGGGTTTGTAGTGATGACGCAATGATGTCAGCAAGACATATGTGTCAATTATTTAAAGACCATATGAACACTGCTTTTGAAAAATGGACACCAAGAGAAAGATATGAGGTATACAAAGTATGATGAAACCAATAATATTAGTAACGGCTCCAGTTGAAACTCGTAGCGGATATGGAAACCACGCGAGAGATATTTGTAGAGCATTGATTGAAAGTGATAAGTATGATGTTGTAATCCAATCAGTTCCTTGGGGTTCAACACCAATGACTGCGTTAGATAAAAATAACGAAAGTCATAAAGAGATACAAAAAAGAATTTTAAGACAACCAAATCTGGCAAGACAACCAGAACTTCATTATCACATTGTAATACCTAGTGAATTCGCATCCATAGCAAAGAAAAATGTAGGTATGACTGCGGGGATTGAAACTACAATACCACCAGCAGATTGGATAGAGGGTTGTAATCGTATGGATAAAGTTATATTTACATCTGAGTTTTCAAAGAAAGGTTTTTCAGAAACAATCTTTGATAAGTTTGATAATAATATGTCTAAACAAACTGGTAAAATGCAAAAGATTGGAGAAGTTACATTACAAAAACCAAGTGAAGTCTTATTTGAGGGAGCAGATGCTAATCTATACAAGGAAACAAAAGAAATTTCAGATGACTTGAAAAAACAATTTTCTAAAATTGATGAGGACTTTTGTTTTCTATTCGTAGGACATTGGTTGCAAGGTAATCTCGGAGAGGACAGAAAAGATATCGGTATGATGTTAAAAACATTCTTTACCACATTCAAAGATACAAAAAATTCACCGGCACTAATTCTTAAAACAAGTGGTGCTAATTTCTCAATCATCGATAGAACAGCTCTAAAGAAAAAAATAAACGATATAAAAACTACTTTTGGTTCAGCAAAATTACCTAATGTTTATTTATTACACGGAGATTTATCAGATAAAGAAATGAACCAAATGTATAATCACCCGAAAGTAAAAGCACACATTACATTTACACACGGAGAGGGATTTGGAAGACCATTGTTAGAAGCATCATTTAGTGGTAAACCAATCTTGGCACCAATTTCAACAGGTCAAGCAGATTTCTTAGATTCTCAATATACTGTTGAATTACCACACACGATGACAAAAGTTCCTACAAATGCATTTCCAAAAGGATATACAACACCGGAATCTGAATGGAGTACGGTAAATTATGGAATTTCTAGTAGATTAATGTTAGATGTATTTAAAAACTACAACAAATATAAGGTTCGTGGTAAGAAACAAATGATAGTTAATCGTGAAAACTTCTCATATGAGGCGATGAAAGAAAAACTTATCATTATCACAGATACTATGTTAGAGGGTATTCCACAACAAGTTGAGTTAAAATTACCAACATTGAAGAAAGAACCTAAAAAACTTAAATTACCAAAATTAAAAAAAGGATAATATGGCAGAAATAAAAATAACTTGTCCACATTGTTTAAATGATAATAATTGTTTTGAAGAGAAAATAGATTTAGAGAAATTCAGTTCATATATTTGTTTCAATTGTGGATTTATGAGTAATTCAACATACACGAGAGATTCAGACGCAGTTAAGAAAATGGAAGATTCTTCAACAGAATTAATGAGAGACATAAAATTCTTTGATTATGAAAGAGAAATCTTTTGGTTTCCAACGATTTTAAATATGGGTAAGTTTGGTATGATTTATCCCGAGGGAACAAAAAATAACTGGAATTGGAAGTTAGCAGAGGTTCGTAAACTATCAAAGGAAGAACAAAAAGACCCACAATATCAGGGACACGAACACACTTTGGATGTTGAAAACGCAACCGAATACGGACAACACGAATTTTTAGATGCTTGTAAGAAAATGGGTATCGTTAAGGACTTATGAAGAATACTAATTGGCAAATAATACAAGCTGGACAAATCGTAAGATTTAGATACAAAAATATGAAAGGTGAGAGTTCAAATAGAACTGCTTATGTATTAGCACCAAGATATCGTTATAGAAAGAAATCCACTAATAGAATTGTAGAGTTTTTCATAGGATTAGAAATAGAAAACACAAAAAAACAATCTATCAATCCAATGGTATTGAAACAAATGTTTGAACAAATTAATGATTATTTTGAAGAGACAGATAAAAATGCAGACTACACAGATGAAAGAGCAATACAAAGAATATATGAAAATTTACAAAAGTTTTTAGACAAGACACCTATATTCAGAACATATTTTTTACGAGAGTGTAGAAAGAGAAGAGTGTTTTTAGTTGAAGATAGTAAAGATTTGATAGGTCAAACACTTGGTAGAGTTGTTGACTTGATTTTAGAAGACAAAAAGGACGCATTAGAAAGGGCATTGCCAGATGAAAATTAGTTATGGAATAACGGTTTATAATGAATATAAAGAATTAGATAACTTATTAGACCACTTATCTAAACACATTAGAAAAGAAGATGAAGTGGTGGTCACACGAGATGTATCTAAAGTCGGTGATAAAAGTATTATGCAAGATGAGTTTTATGCACTTGAAAAGGTATTAGAAAAATATGAGTATGGAACTTGGTTTCAACCAAAACAATTAAAAGTAAATACATTTCATTTTAGAAAAGATTTTTCGGCATTAAAAAACCACACAAAATCACATTGTTCAGGTGATTTTATATTTCACATTGACGCAGATGAAATACCAAATGAAATACTTCTACAACAATTACCAACGATATTAGAGATTAATGACACCGACTTAGTGTGGGTTCCAAGAGTTAATATCGTCAATGGTATTACAGACTTTCATTTAAACCTTTGGAAATGGAGAACAACAGAAAAGGGGTGGATTAATTTTCCTGACTATCAGGCAAGAATATTTAGAAATGCGGACCACATCAAATGGGTCAAGCCAGTTCACGAGGTAATAGACGGAGCAAAAACTTATTCACATTTACCACCACACGAAGAATTAACTTTAAAACACGAAAAAGATATCGTAAGACAAGAAGTTCAAAACAAGTTATATGAAGATATAATATAGGAGTAAAAATGAATATAATGGTTACAGGTGGAGCAGGTTTTATCGGAACAAACCTAATCAAAAGGTTATTAAAAGACGGACATAATGTAGTTAGTCTTGATAACTATTCAACAGGAACAGAAGAAAATCATCAAGAGGGGTGTGAATATTTTACAGCTGATGTTAGAGATGTAGTTGATTTTGGTTATTATATGGAACAACCAGATATCGTATTTCATCTAGCAGCATTTCCAAGAATACAACCATCATTTGAAAACCCAGCCAATACATTTGAAATCAACACAATGGGAACACTCAATATATTAGAGTGGGTAAGGGAAAGAAAATGTAGAATGATTTATGCAGGTTCTTCATCAGTTCACGGGGGTAAATACAAAAACCCTTACACATTTACGAAAGATTTATCAGAACAATTGTGTGAAATGTATAATACATTGTATCAAGTTGAAGTATCAATATGTAGATTTTACAATGTTTATGGAGACCATCAACCACTATCAGGTGAATATGCAGCAGTCGTTGGTATATTCTTAGAACAATATAAAAACGGGGAACCATTAACAATAACGGGTGATGGATTTCAAAGAAGAGATTTTACACACGTTAATGACATAGTTGAGGGTATGGTTTTAACAGCAGAAAACAATTTTTCTTGGGATATAGTTGAATTAGGAAGTGGTGTAAATCATTCCATTAATGAATTAGCATCTATGTTTAAGTGTGAAACCACATATATTGACGAAAGACCAGGAGAAGCGAGAGAAACTCTTTGTGATACTCAAATAGCTAAAAGACTGATTGGATATGAACCAAAGGAAGACTTAAGAAAATACATCAAAGGAGAGATTGGTGAGTAAAAATTTAATTTATATGGTGGCTATTGACCACGACACTTCAACATACAGAAACTACGATTACGCTCAATATGCAATAAAGTCTTGGAAATATTGGTGTGAAAGAAATGATGTTGACTTCTTGTTGATTGATGAACACAATCCAAGATATAAATTTCCAGTTTGGAATAAAGATACGATTTTCGAGAAAGTCGGAGATACTTATGATAAAATAGGTTATGTCGATAGTGATAGTATGATGAAGTGGGACGCACCTAATCCATTTGACTTATATACAGATGAGTGGTGTTGGTCCAAAGACTATTCTAATTTAAGGTGGAACCATAAAAGCGCAAGGTTTTACCAGAAATATTATCCAGACCAAACATTAGATATTTACAATTATTATAGTTCTGCGATAAAGTTTTTTACCAAAGAACATAAACCAATATTTGACGGATTGATAAAGTTATATGAAGAAAACTCAGAACAACTTGATGAAACAGCTAAAATGGGTGGTGGAAAAGTTCAAACGATTTGTAATTATGAAGTTCAAAAACAAGGTATTAAAACGAAAGAGTTTGATATTAGGTGGAATATGTTTCCAATGCACAAAAGAGAAATGTTTAGTCATAACTGGCAAGACGGAGATGATAAAACACCATTTTTTATCAAGTATAGTTATATCTGGCATTTCACAGGATTTCCAATTGAGGATAGAACAAGATTAATGAAAGATACTTGGGAGTTAGTGGAGAAAAATTATGAATAAAAATGTAGTGTTTATTATTGCAGTCAAAAAAGACGGACAACTAAAACCAGAATACGAAATCGGTATCGAAAGTTGGAGAAGGTGGTGTGATAAAAATGATGTAGAGTTATTTTTATTAGAGGAACCAGTATTATCAATGGACGATATGCATATCATTTGGCAAAGATACTTCTTATTTGACATCTATGACGCTAACGAAATCAAAGCAAATCAAACTCTAATGGTTGATGCTGATACGATTATTCACCCAGATTGTCCAAACTTTTTTGATGAAACGGACAACAAGTATTGCATGATACACGATGACGGGAGTTATGACTGGGTATTAAGAGGTATGGAACATTACTCAAAATATGTATATAATGGAGCTTGGATTGACTATTGGACTTACGGGAATAGTGGTTTCCAAATCGTCAATGATTCACACAGAGAGTTCTTTCAACATATGAGAGATTTTTATTTTGAAAACATAGAACAAATCAACACAATCCAACAAAAGTATGGTATTGGAACAGACCAAACACCATTGAATTTTAATTTAAAATTACAAAATGTTGATGTCAAATTATTACCTTACAAATATAATATGGGTTGTATGTTGAAAAAAGAAGTTCTGGCAGAGGATATGTTGTTTACTGATATAGGTTGGATATATCATTTTAACGGACTACCAAATAAAGATAAGACGGTTCCATATTGGATGAAAAAAACATTTGATTATTTGTATGGTTAAAGTAGGACTAATAGGAAAAGGTAAGTGGGGGAAAGTCATTGATAAGACTATCAATGAATTATCATTATCCGATGATTTTTTCAACATTAACTTCGTTGAACCAGAACAAGCAGATTGGGTTATTATTTCAACACCTAACGATTTACACTATGAACAAGCAATGTATTGGTTAGGACAAGGTAAAAATGTATTTTGTGAAAAACCATTAACATTAAGTTATGAAAGTGCTATTCAGTTGTTTGAGTTTGCAGATGTTATGAATTGTAAATTATATGTTGATGATGTGTTTAGTTGGAGAGATGACTATCCAATTTATGACGATATGAATTACTTTGTTTGGACTAAACCAAACCAAACAGATGTAAATTTTGTAGATAGACTAGCATATCATCATTTCTATATGTGGGTTGGAGATACAGACTTTGATATTAAATCTATTGAGGGTGTGTCTGATGACTTTAAAGTTGAGTTAGAGGACGGAAGAACAGCAATGTTTAAATATGGTTTCTCTGATGAACCAATGCATTTTGTAAATGAAACTGACTTGGTAAATTATGGTGGAGAACCATTGAAAACATTATTTAGTTTCTTGTTTTCAAATGCAGGTGATTATGAATTGAATAGAAAGATGTCATTAAATGCAATCAGACTATCTGAAAAGGTAAAAGAGGTAGTCTATCCAAAGGCATTAGTTATAGGAGCAGGAGTATTTGGATTATCAAGTGCTATGGCATTAATGAATTATGGTTTTAAAGTTGATGTCAAAGAAAAGTCTGATGGTATTATGAGAGGAGCTTCTTCAATCAATCAATATAGATTACACAAAGGTTATCATTATCCACGAAGTAAAGAAACTGCGCAAGAGTGTTTAGACGGATTATATTCATTTAAAAGAAAGTATCAAGATTGTGTGATTAATGGTGGTATAACTCATATGTATTCAATAGCATCTGAGGATAGTTTGGTAAATGCAGATGAATATAAAGAGTTTTTAAATGATATGAACTTACCCTACACAGAGAGAGAACCAATGCCTAATTGTGATTTGACAATCGTAGCAGAGGAAGAATTGTTTAATCCAACTTTACTCAGACAAAACCTAGACAAAAAGTTATGGGGTTCTAATATAGATGTGTATTTAAACACAGAGATAACAGATTTAGAACAATGTAAAAAAGATTATGATGTGGTGGTGATAGCAACATACTCAAATATCAATCAGTTATTAGATGATAAGAAATGGTATCAATATGAGTTGTGTGAAAAACCAGTTGTGAAACTACCAAAGATTTTTGAAGATACGAGTATAGTGGTAATGGACGGACCATTTATGTGTTTGGACCCATATGGAGATGAGTATCACGTTTTAGGTAATGTGAAACACGCAATCCATACTTGGAACGAGGGAACTGAACCATTTTGGGATAGTGAATATACGAAATACTTGAACAAAGGATTAATTACAAACCCAGACCCAAAACTTACAAAAATAGATAAGTTTATAGAAAGTGGAGTAAAGTATTTTGGAGATGAGTTTGCAGACTTAGAACACATAGGTTCTATGTATACATTTAGAGCAGTTCTCTCAAATCGAGACCACGATGACGCGAGACCAACACTAGTTAATCACGAGGGGGATAATGTATATAGTTTATTTAGTGGTAAAATAGATACTTGTGTAAATGCAGGAAGAGAATTGATTAGGAAGATAAATGAATAAAGTCGAAATAATGAGAAACTGGCTTCAAAGTGAATATCATATGTTAGATAAAGTTCACACTATCATAGGTGATGAGGTAGATAATTCTATGGTTGAGGAAATAGCTCTTATTATACATAGACTATCAGAAATGCCCTGGACAACACAAAAAGATTTATTAGACGAGTTGAATATCAGTAAAGACGAACTCAGAGATTTAAATAAAGTGATTTACAATAATGATTTCTTTCAGCAATTAATAGTGAAAGAGGGATTGGGTAGAAAGTATTGGAACACAATGATACCTTATATCAAAAATGGGGTAAATGAAAAGGTTGTTAATTACGAATATCAATATCCATTTAGATTAGCATTGTTTCCAGGTTTATCGTGTATGTATTATTGTGGATTTTGTGGTAGAAATCAGAACGCTAAGTATAGAGGTAGTGTTATGAAAGAGGGGAACCAAAGATTTAAAGACATCATTTCAAATATGCCAAAACACTCAACATTATCAATATCAGGTGGACTAGAACCACTAACTAATTCGGGTTTAAGTGATATCATATCACACGCAAAGTCTGAGGGTGTCAGAGTTCCATTAATTACAAATGGGCATATGTTAACCAAGAAGTTCTTGGAAAGAAATCCAGGTTTTTGGGATTTAGACTCACTTCGTATTTCATTATACGGAACCAATGAGGAATCGACATATTTTGTAACAAGACACAAGAAAGCATATCAGTTAGTTAAGAAAAATATGATAGAGTTTTTAAAAATGAGAAATGAAAAAAACCCAAACTTAAAGTTTGGACTAAATTATATTATTCTACCAGAGAACATCGATACAATCTTAGAACTACTAGATTATGTTAATGAGGTTAACTCACAGGTGGATAATGGTAGAGGAGTTGATTTCATAACATTACGAGAGGACTTTGGAAGTGTTACAGAAATAAATGATGATGTAGATAAACAAGTTGAGGGTAGAAAATATCATTTAGAGGGTCTGATGACAGACGAACAAAGAACACAATTGATAGATGTGTTCAAAGAATTTAATGAAAGAAAAGACAAAGAATGTCCAGATATGCATGTGGATTTTGGATATGCTATGGTCGCACTTGGAGACGGAGTTCTTGGTAAACCATTAGCAAGGGTTTCAGGTAAAGAGATGAGAAAATCAGGGTATCCACAAATGTCAGTTGCTATTGATAGTTTAGGGGATATATTCCTTTATAGGGAAGCAGGTTTCTTAGACAGACCAGGAAATCAAAAGTTCGTAGCAGGTAGAGTGGGAGAAAAGTCTTTGGAAGACACATTAAAAGATTTTATTGATAATAAAGTTGAAGTAGATAGAACTGATAGTGATTGTAGGTTTATGGATTCCTATGACCACTTAATGACATTGTTAGTAAATCAAACGGAAAGTGATATGAATTTTGGTGTAGGTTCACCGGTTCGTATTGAGAGAGAAGAACAAAAAAACCAAATTAGTAATAATTGGTATAAAGATTAGGAGAAATAAAGTGATTAAAATCGAACAAGGAAAAAAATACTTAATAACCGGAGGAGCAGGATTCCTTGGTGGAGAACTGATTGAGAGAATTCTACAACAAGGTGGAGAAGTAATTACCGTATCAAGAAACGAGGGTAAACTAATAGAATTAAAATCTAAATATAAAGATAGCAAACTAGAAATCCATACCGGAGATATTTGTGATGAGTTTACACTACCACGATTAATGAGAGGTATCACAGGTGTATTTCATTTGGCTGCATTCAAGCATGTAGGATTAGCAGAAACACAAGGTAGAGAGTGTATCAAGTCTAATGTAATTGGCAGTATGAATGTATTGGAACAAGCAGTGAAAAATGATGTGGAGTTCGTGATTGGTATTTCAACTGATAAAGCAGCTCAAGTTAGTGGAACTTATGGAGCAACCAAATATCTTATGGAAAGAATGTTCACACAATTTGAACAAGATTATCCACAAACTAAATTCAGAATAGTTCGTTATGGTAATGTGTTATATTCAACTGGTTCAGTATTATGTATTTGGAAAGACAAACTACAAAATGGTGAAGAGATTATCGTGACAGACCCAGAAGCAACAAGATATTTCTGGACACTTAATCAAGCAGTTGATTTAATATTTGATTGTATGGAAAATGCTACGACAAGTCATTTCCACTTTCCAAGTATGAAATCTATGAGTATGGGTAATCTACTTGATGCTATGGCAGAAAAGTATTTACCAGAGGGTCAGGAATTAAAAGTAAAAACTATTGGACTACAAATTGGAGAAAACCTACACGAGAAGATATCAGAGGACGGGTTATATTCTAATGAAGCAGAACAATTCACTATTGAGGAAATCAAGGAGTTAATCTAATGGATTTAGAAGAAGTAATGGGACTACAAGAACTTGAAAAGAAAAAAGACAAGTTCAAAATAATGTTGACTTATGTCGGTGGTATAGCTGGACAATCAGTTATCAAGATGATTAATCGTTCTAAATATAGAGAACAATTATATGTCATAGGAGTTGATAGTGATGAAAATGCAGTGGGACTACAATGGGTAGATAAAGGTATTATAGTTGACCAAGTTCCAGATTGTTTTAATCAATATGATGAAATAATCAAACGAGAACAACCAGACTTAATTTTACCAACAGGTGAAGAGGATTTAGCTTATTTATCAAAATATGAAAACTCTTATATGTGTAATGAAAAACTAATAAAGTTATGTCAAGACAAATATAATTTCTACAAACACTACAAAACATTTTATGGTAGTCATATGCCACAAACAGAACTGAGTTGGGAAAAATTAGATTTACCAATGGTTCAAAAGCCAATCACGGGACGAGGTAGTCGTGGATTTGAATTACTTGAAAATGCGGGACATATAGCAGCAGTTGAAAATAGACCAATGAGGATATATCAAGAATACTTACCAGGACAGGAGTGGACTATTGATGTTTTACTAACAGATAAAACAAAAGTAATCGTTCCAAGAAAAAGAGTAAATGTCAAGGGTGGTAATTCTACTTGTGGTAAGATTGAGTTGAATAGAGATATGATTATGTTCTTAGAGATGTTTTTTCAAGACCAAAGTTTTCGTGGACCATTATGTGTTCAGATGAAAGAGGACAAAGATGGAAAGCCAAAACTAACTGAAATCAATCCAAGATTTGGCGGTGGTTCAATATTCACAACAATAGCAGGTATTAATTTTGTTGATGTGATATTAGCAGAAAAGTTTGGTGATAAACTTGAACTTGAAGAACCAGACGAGATAACCATTACGAGATATTGGGACGAAATAGTATTGTGAAATATTGTTTCGACATAGATAATACGATATGTAGTGGTGGAGTTCCATATGAAGAAGCAAAACCATTTTCAAAAGTTGTAAAAAGAATAAATGAGTTGTATGATGAGGGTCATCACATTATTATTTCCACTTCAAGAGGTCATTGGTCAGGTGAGAATTGGTTAGAGTTTACAAAACAACAACTAGACGAGTGGGGTGTAAAGTATCACAAAATAGAGGTTGGTAAAAAACCAGGTGTTGATGTGTTCGTTGATGATAAGTCTATTCCAAAAATTAAACACATAATGGCTATCGGAGCACACCCGGACGATATAGAGTTTGGTTGTGGTGGAACATTGATAAAACATAAACAACGAGGAGATAAAGTTATTTATGTTTGTATGACTGATACTCAATCAGTTGATAAAACAACTGGTAAAGTTATTCGTTCTCACGAACAATTAAAAAAGGAAACACAATGTGCGGCAGAAGCATTAGGTGTTGATGAAATACATTATTTACCATTTACAGATTTAAATGTTCCATTTAATTTAGAAAGTGTATCAGAGTTAGAGAAACTAATCAAAGAATATGAAATAGATACTATCTATACTCATTGGGCAGGAGATAGTAATCAAGACCATATAGCAACTTTCAGAACAACAATGGCTTCTGCAAGATATGTTCCAAATGTATATTGTTATGAACAAATACCAATACCAAGACAATCAGAAAATCCTATGAACATAAATTACTTCGTGGATATCGATACGACATTTGACCAAAAAATAGTATCAGCTGAGTGTCATAAAAGTCAATTTGAAAAGTATAAAAAGGTTGGTTTTGATGTAACAAAAAATCTAAAACTAATGGCACAATATCGTGGTATCCAAGCAAATTGTAAATATGCAGAGGGATTTCATATAATTAAAAAGGTTGAAAATGATTATTAAAACTAATCCTGAGTTCGGAATAGAATTAGCATTAACCATACCTTATGCTTATTATAATCGTGATAAAGTAAAAACAATCATAACATCAAAGGGTATGAGACCATTCTATTTCTGGTGTAATGATGTAAGAGAAGCGTTTGACGAAAGAACAATAGATAATAGAATAGCAGGATTAGATACTCTACCAAATAACTGGATACACGGAGTTAATCCAATAGAGGAACCAGGTGTTTTGAATTATGATGAGTGGGAAGTTCCACAATATAGGGAACATTACAAAAATGATGAGTTCAATATGGGTAAAATGGTATTCATATCAAACAAATATAATTTAGAACACGCACACGAACCATTTGGTTATTTTGATATTCAGTCATTATATGATATGTTTTCATATCTAACGGAGAGTGGTTATAATGTTATCTACAAAAGACCAATCAATTCAGGAACTTTCGGTGGAGAGTTTCCAATGGACCAAAATGAAGTGAGCACTATGCAATCGGGACTGGACATTAGGGCAGATGTTGAGGGAGTTGGGAATATATCGGATAGAGATTTACCAAAGTATTTTGATGATGTTCACTTATTTGATGACTTAGTGGATAAATATGATTACAACACAACACAACTAATGTTAATGGCAAACACGGATTATTTTATAGCACCTTGTGGTGGTAGTACGGTTTTAAGTTGTTTGTGGGACAGACCAGTAATATCTTATGTAACTCAAGGAAAAGAACTAAGACCAAACTATTTTGGAGAGAACTCATATTTTCAAAGACTATCAAATAATAAATGTATTCCAGTATTTGATATCATTGGTAAGATAAATGAAAAGACATATGAACACAAAGTAAATGAAACTGGTGACAATGACTACACAGAATTATTAGAGGTAATTAAAAATGAAATTAAATAACAAATATATCATAGGGTGCCACGTTATGTTCTATGAAATAGAAATGGTGGAAGAGTATCTAAAGTCAGTTCATCTGGCATTACAAGATATTGAAAACAAAGAAAATGTCAAGGTAGAGATGATGTGGAATATGTCAGAGTATTTTGAGGAGAGCACAGCTCTACAATCTATTTATGCCAAGATTGAAAAACTTGAAAAGAAATATGATTTCGTAAGTTTATTCTATGAGGATAATGATAAACCATACACAATGGCAGACTATCGTAGAGAACTAAATAACCAATGTAATGAGTGTGATTATATTATATGGGGTGAATCAGATTGTTTAATGCCAAGACAAATGTTCGGAATATTAGAACAACTTATGGAACACTCTAAGTCTAACAATATCAACAGATTTATAGCAACATTTGGTATTAGAAAAATGTGGGACGATAGTTGGAAAGTATTAGAACACCCGGAGTTTACAGATAAACCATACTATTCAATGGATACCCCAGAGGATACAAAATTAGCAGAATCATCACCTTGGAGTATCAGATATACTATGAGCCAAGAGGAAATGGACGAAGTTAATTCTAAGACAACAGAATTAGATGTTCAAATGATAACCTATCCAAAGTTTGACGGAAGTGGACTAATAATATCATCAGACTTATTGAGAACAGGTGCAAATATTCCACCGGCAGTATTTATGAACGGAGACGATAGTGCATTTTTAGAAAGTTGTAGATTACATATGGGAGAAAACTACAAACAATATGTCATCAAAAATATATTGAAAGTTCATAATAGAAATCATACCAGAAAAAGAAATTATGTCAAAGATGAGGACCAATCTAAAAACACACACTTCAAAAGGTCAACAAGAGGTTGGTATAAAGAATATAATGAAATATCAAAGGGTAATTTAAATAAGTTATTCTACTCACAAGAACCATTTAACAAGAAAGAATTAAAAAAATGAACTTAGTTGTAGCGATTGATGATTTGCACCCAGAACAAGGTTGGGGATGTGAGGGTGATGTCCAAGTTGATTATTTGCGTTCGTTAAATGACGAATTTGGGGTCAAATTTACCCTATTCTGCCCAAGTTATTATCATCACAAATATAAACTAACAAAAGACTGGGTATCGTATTGGAAACAATTTGACTGGATTGAACTGGCAAACCACGGACATTATCACGATGTTCAGAAATATACATTTGAACAGATAGGAGACCAGGAGTTCTTAGAATTGAACTTTGTAGAGGCAACCGAAAGAATTCAGGAGTCATTAGACTTATGGGAACAATGTGGACACAAACCAAAAGGATTTAGAGCGCCAGGTTGGGGTATTCAACAAGAAGCAGCCACTGCTATATCAAGTTATTTTGATTGGGTGGCACAACACGAACAAATAAACCAGGGTATTCAATTTGACACTCAACATTTTGTGGGAGCAGACGGGATACACGAAACAGATAATATCAATTTATACGGGGAGACTTTTATGTTTCAATCACATATCCAGGGGGATTGGAACGACAATGTTTGGAGTGAGAAAAATTATTTACATTTTCAACAAGTTGTCAAATATTTATTATCACAATACAATGAGTTACAATTCAAAACAATATCGGAAATAAAATGAAAGTAGTATTCTTTTCAGAAAGTGGTATCGTAGGAAAAGTAGAGAGAACATTTCCAAATGCAAGAAATGATATAGCTTGGTCAATAATGATGGACGCAGATTGGTGTCCTTATGGAAAAACACCGACAGAGAAATATGATTTAGGGGTGGTCACGATACCAAAAACAAAACCAAACTTAGATGTTGATTGGTTCAAACAACATTGTGATAAGATTGCGATAATGCAAGAGGGACCACATTGGTATTTCCAAGATTACTCAGTTGAACAACAATTTCAATTTGTTGAAAATCTAAGAAAAGCAGATTGGGTTTGGTGTCATAATGAATCAGACATCAAATATTATAAAGGATTAGGTTGTAAAGATGTAAGAGTGATGAGAACTCTTATGTTGCCAGAGGGATTAGAAAGTGCTCAATATTCAAATGATAAAGAGGGAATTATATTGGGTGGTAATTTTACGAGTTGGTATAGTGGGTTGGATAGTTATTTGATAGCTCACGCAGTAAATCAACCAATCACAAATGTATCAATGGGTAGAAAACAACAAGAGGAAGATATGATTCCAGACATTACTTATCTACCTTATCTAAGTTGGAGAGAGTGGATAAAAGAGTGTGGTAAATACAAAGTTGGAATTCATATGATGAGAACACATGCAGCTGGAACATTTAGTATGAATCTAAGTTGGCACGGAACACCTTGTTTAGGATATGGTGGATTAGATACACAAGATTTATTACACCCACAAACTACGGTTGAGGTGGGAGATATACAGGGTGCTCAAAGAATATTAAAAAAACTATATGAGGATAAATTCTTCTACAACGAGTGTTCAGAACAAACGAGAGAATTATTTGATAAACATTATTCAGAGGAAGCTTGGTTAAAAGATTTCCAAAAAGTAAACAAGGAATTTAAAAATGGATAAAACAATATCATTTATACAACCAAGTCGTAGTAATTTGAAATACTTGAAATGGTCATATGAGAGTATTAGAAAAAACCTTGGATACAGACACGAGATTTGTATGGCAGATGATTTTTCAGATGATGGAACTTGGGAGTGGATGAAAGAGATAGCAGAAAAAGATGCTAATGTAAAAATACACAGAAACGAGGGACCAAAAAGATTAGGACACACTATTCTATACGATACATTAATTAATGATTATGCTACAAATGATATTGTGATGATATATCACGCCGATATGTATTCTTTACCAGGATTTGATAAGGAGATACTAAGACATATCAAACCAGGTGTGGTTGTAAGTGGAACAAGAATAGAACCACCACTACACCCACCAGGACCGGAAAAGGTATTAATAGACTTCGGTATAGAACCAGAGGAGTTCAAAGAACAAGAGTTATTAAATTGGTTCAGTAATGATTACAAGCCAGAACAAGAAACTACTGAGGGTATATTCGCTCCTTGGGCTATCTATAAAGAGGACTTCCAAAAGATTGGTGGACACGACCCATTGTTCGCACCACAATCAAAAGAGGATAGTGATATATTCAATAGATTTATTTTAGCAGGATATAAAGTAGTTCAGACAAGAAAAGGTTGTGTTTATCATATGACTTGTCGTGGTTCACGATTTGCAGACGGAGCAAAACGAAATCCTGACGGACAAGTGTTTATGAAAAATAGAGAAACTGATGAGTGGTTAGCACAAAATGAAAGAAGCACGAGAAACTTCATAAGAAAATGGGGAACTATGGTTGAACACGACCCATATCTAAAACCAATCATTACACCACATTATAGTATTGGATTTGAATTAACAGAAGCTGCAGATGTAGAAACCATTAGACAATTAGAACCTTATTGTCAATATATGGTGGTTCCTGCCAGAGAGGAGATATTACAATATATCGAGAAAGAACAACCAAACACAGATTATCAATTGGATAAAAAATTGCATACGGACATTCCAAATAATCCGATATATGATATTAAGGTTGTGTTTAATCCCTGGGAACTAACTGCACAAAGTTATCAAATACTCATCAACTTACATAAAATTATAAAAGATAGTGGTGAAGAAGGAGCAAGATTTCAATTAGACATATTTGATATATGGATAGAACAAATGGTAGAACATCAAGAGGACAATATAGTATGCGATTCAAATTAGTGAATAAAAGAACAAAAGAAGTGGTAGACACAATCGAAGTGATAAAAACATCAGAACAAGTAGCAAAAGAGGTTTTTCAAAATAAGAAACAAATGGATAAAGAAACCTTTGACAGATTGTATGAGGTAAAGGAATATGACGGAAATTGATTTACACGGATTTAAACACGATGAGGTAGAGGATAAGTTAGCAAACTTATTAATTCTACATTACAATATGAACAACTTTCCAGTTAAAATTATAACTGGTAAGAGTGAAAAGATGAAACAAATAGTTCGTGAAACTTGTGAAGTGCAAGGATTCACGATAGATGACTTCTGGAACGATAATCCAGGAG